CAGCAACAGTAGCAGAAGGAGCCAGCGCATACATTGGTTAGCTCCACTTGATGATTACGATGCCAGAGCCGCCGTTGCCGCCTGCACTGTTTGCATTTCCTGTTGCGGCTCCACCACCGCCACCGCCGCCGCCTGTATTTGTTGATCCACTTGTTGCGGGTATAGTTGGAGAATTAGACCCTGCGCCACCGCCACCTGCGCCACCTGCGCCAGCAGTTCCGCTATCTCTTACGCCGCCGCCGCCGCCACCAGCGTAGGTGGTAGATGTTCCAGTAATACTGGATGCAGTACCAGCGCCGCCAGCGCCAGCATTATTTCCGCTACTAGAACCGCCAACTGCACCCGCTCCACCTCCCCCAGAACCCGTCCGAGAGCCTGCATCTGTGCCGCCATTATTTCCTTGAGATGGTGAAGTTGAAGGTGTGTTTCCCGTTCCGGCTGTTCCGCCACCACTTACACCTCCGCCCGAACCGCCGTTTGCTCCAGCAACTGTTTTAGTGCCGCCGTATCCACCACCCGTTGAAGTGATGGATGAAAAAACTGAATCCGATCCACTGGTTGCGGCGCGCCAATTTGCATCCGCTGGCCCACCGCCAAAACCACCCGCTCCTACAGTTACTGTATAAGTTGTACCAGCAGTGACAGATAGACCCGTGGCTGTTCGGAAACCACCAGCGCCACCTCCGCCACCACCATAGTCACCATTGGTTGTAGTTGAGAAAACACCACCACCACCGCCGCCTGCAACAACTAAATATTGAACTTGCGTTGCGCCAGCAGGGGCTGTCCATGTATTGGACGAGAAAAATACGACCACGTTAGCCGCAAGCAAATTAGTTGCTGTTGTTGGAGCCAATGTGCCTGAAGATGTAAACGTATGAACGACATTACCAGCGGCATAGGTTACTGTGCCACCAGTGAAATATTGAATTGAGCCGGGGTAGCGAAGAATGACAATCCCTGAACCACCAGCGCCGCCTGTTTGACCTGACCCTGTAATATTACCTGCGCCACCACCGCCACCACCGGTATTGGTGGTTCCAGCGCTTCCCGCCGCATCTCGCGCACCCCCATTACCACCTCCACCAGAACCACCAAGTGAGTAAACACCAGCAGTGTTACCGCCTCCACCACCGCCACCAGCGTAAGTAATAACTGTTCCTGAAATGGCTGAAGCAATACCTGCTCCTCCATTACCAGCGGTATAAGTCTCTGCGGCACGAATACCAGCAGTACCAGCGCCACCACCCCCACCGCCGGGGCCAGTTACTGCGCTAGTATTAGAACCTCCGTCATTTCCTTGACCTGATACCGCAGTACCCCCGACACCGGGGCCACCTCCTCCGCCAGTACCTCCACCAGAGCCACCATTTCCGCCACTAGTAACACTACCACCGCCAGCACCAGGGCCAAAGCCCCCACCATAAGCCACAAGGCGACCTGTAGTTGCGCCATTAGATGTTGCATCAAAAACGGAATTGCCGCCCGTGCCACCATTACCGTTAGATGATGAACCAGCTGTACCGGCAGCACCCACAGTTACATAGTAAGAAGTGCCAGAAGTAATGCCTGCATAGCCTGCAAGAAGCCCACCAGCACCGCCACCGCCACCCATATTGGAACTGTAAGCTGCGCCGCCACCGCCTCCACCACCAGCAACAATAAGATACTCAACAACAGACGGAGGCACACCCGTCCAATTCAGGTTTTTAACCGCCTGACTGACTTGACTCAGTGTCCACATTCCGCTGTATGTTGGCATCTCTTGCTCCGATTAGTCTGTAGTAACTTCAACCCAAGAGGTTGTGGGTTCGTCCCATTTAAACATCTTACCTTCTACAACAGGCATGGGTGTAGGCGCATCCCACAGGCAAGTGTTTTCGTTCAATACCCAACTTGAGAATGGTGAAGGGGGGATAAACGCATCACGGCCTGAATCATATGTAAAACCAATACCAGCGTAATTTTTACGCAGTGGTGCACCGCCAAGCTTATGCTCACCGCCTTGGGTGTTGTATGAAGTTTGAATCCAAGACGCTGGGTCGCCCCAGTGACCAAGGTTTAAAACGTCCTGCTCGATGACGATGACTTGCGTCACTACACCGTTCTCTACTTTTGCGAAATGGCTCATAGTTGCTCCTTAGAAAATAATTGAACCAGAAGAAGTCCAAGTGTAAATTTGATAACCATCAGAATAACTTACTTGGGGGGAACCTGTCACCATAGCTGGGGCTGAATTGATTTGTGGATAGCGAATAATCACAATACCAGAGCCGCCAGCACCAGCCGCATAAGTTGTTGCAATTGCCCCAAGGCCAGAGCCACCGCCGCCACTTCCAGTATTGGTTACAGCAGGTGTTCCTGAATATGTGTACGTTGACTGACTTGATCCACCAATACCACCACCCCAAACCGGAGGAATTGCTAAACCTTTAGCTATACTGCCACCTACTCCACCGCCACCGCCGCCAGCGTAAAATACAGGTGACCCTGTGATTGTGGAGCAGGTTCCTGCGCCCCCTACGGTATTAGCGCTATTACTACTACTTTGGGTATCTCCAACCGACCCAGAACCACCGCCACCACCAGCAGGATAATATGCTCCATCTCGTCCCGCACCGCCAGCATTACCTTGACCTGAAGTTCCAGCGCCTCCGGCTCCTGCGGCATTAACTCCACCACCGCCTCCAGAACCACCAGAACCACCCGCCACACCCCCGCCAGCGCCATACCCACCGCCAGTAGTAGATATAGAGCTAAATACAGAGCTTGAGCCTTGTGAACCATTGCCACCGTTACCGCCAGCGCCGCCAGCGCCTACAGTAACAGTTAAAGCCGTGCCAGCCGCAACAACAAAATTAGATGCGGCTAATAAACCACCAGCACCACCTCCACCTCCGTTGTAGTAGGCGACTCCACCACCTCCACCTCCACCAGCGACCACCAAATACTCAACAGCATCAGGAGCGCCTGCATAAGGATTTAATGCGCGTTGGGTTACAGCAGTGTGCGTACCGGAACCGGAACTGTTCGTAAACGTGACAGCAGAACCGCTAATCGTTGTGGAGAATTGGCAAGTATTTGTACTTGTGCTGATAACGTAGTACGTTGTGTTTATAGACAAGCCAGTTGGCAAAGTACCAGTGGTTGTGAACTGCACAGCCTGACCCACAGCAGGAGTTCCAGCCGTAGAGCCAAAGGTAAAGGTCGGTGAAGTTACAGCCGTGAACGTGCCAATAGAGGCATTGATGTTCTGCCCAGCAATAAAACCACCCAATCTCGTAGTCATGTTAATTCCTTAGAAGGTGATTGAACCACTGGATGTGAATGAATACACACGGTTTTTGTAGCCTGTTACTGTAAATGGAGACAAGGCGTTCCATGAGGGAGATATAGAAATTGCATTGTTTGGAGAAAAGCTGTTTGTTGAACTATCAGCTAACGGAGAGCCAGATACTGAATTAAGCAACAAGCCTGTAGAAGTGCTTGTAATAGCGGCAATGTTTGTCCCAGCAGGTTGCGTTGCTTGTAATGGAACAGTTGAAGGCGTGAAGTTGCCCGTGTACACCGCTACGCCTTTAACAATCCGAACATTAGACAGGTAACCTTGGTATGCGTATGTTGCCGCTGTTGCAAAATTACCAACAGTAAGGGCTAAAGTGCCTGTCACGTTAATACCGGTTAGCCCCCCTCCTGTTAATGTCTGAGCCACGCCATTAAAATAAATAGCAAGTGTTCCAGAAGTGACAACAACCGCAACGTGCGTCCATGTACTTAACGATAAGGTAGTAGTTGTTTGGCCTGTAGCAGAAACATCAAGTGCAACTACTCCTGTATTTGTAGTCCTAAGACTAAACCCACCAGCGCCATTATTGCTGGTATCAAAATATCTTTTATTGCTTGAAGAAAACGCTGTTGGGTATGTCCAAAATTCAAGTGTAAATGTTGTACCTAAAGCCCACGCCGCATTACTAGCATAAGTAAGATATTGAGTGCTACCATCAAAACTCAAACCGCCAGACCCACTTGTACTTACAGTTGGTGAACCTGTTGTAGCTGATGCCGCCGCATATACGTCTGGGTATGAAACGATGACAATGCCAGAGCCGCCATTACTGCCGCTATCGCCACCGCCACCGCCTCCAGTATTTGCTGTTCCTGCAACGTTTGCCGCGCCTCCACCACCAACACCACCGGGGATAGAACCACCTGCACCAGCGCCTCCCCCTGCATACGCAGTAGCTGTTCCAACAATTGTGCTTACTATTCCAGCACCTCCGCCCCCAGACTTAGTAGTGTTTCCTGCACGATAGCCCGGGGTTCCCGCACCGCCACCGCCACCGCCAGTACCACTAGAGCCAGCATTACCTTGCCCAAATACACCAGCCCCTCCAACAGCGGCAGCCCCACCAGCGTCATAATTTTGACCACCACCACCAGAACCGCCAGCTACTCCATTTTTTACTGAACTAGCACTACCACCAACACCGCCTCCACCGCCAGTGGGAGATATTTGCCCAAATACAGAATTTGACCCGTTTGTTCCATTACCAGCACCACTAGCACCATTGCCGCCGCCACCTATAGTTACTAAAAGTGTTTGTCCATTTGGCACAGGATTAAGACCTTGAAGCAAGCCACCAGCACCGCCTCCAGCGCCATAATAAGCGCCTCCACCACCTCCACCAGCAACAACTAAGTATTCAACTGCGGGAGTTTTTTGGGCAGACCAGCCACCTTGCTGGACGGCTTGCATGACTTGCTTAAGATTGAATAAACCGTTTGCCATAAAACCTCAGAATGTGATAGTGCCAGAGGCAAAGAACTTGTACACGCGCCATGCGCCCGCAATATACGTCTCAGGGCCACCTGTTGTTGATGTGGCGGCTGTTTGGTAAGAAGGATAACGAATAATTACTACGCCAGAACCGCCTGCTCCAACATTCCCAACTGCTGGCCCGCCTGATCTTCCGCCACCACCACCGCCACCAGTATTTGCTAGACCGTTTTGACCGTTAGCTGTTGAGGTATTTGAAGTGTACTGGCTAGAACCGCCAATGCCACCGCCGTTACCACCGCCTCCAGCGCCCCCTAAGCCTCCCATATCGGGATCAGAAGAATAAACATCACCACCACCTCCACCACCGCCAGCGTAAAACACCCTTGCGCCAGTAATGGAAGATACAACTCCAGTTCCACCATTTCCAGAACGCAAACCAGTGCTGGCATCTATTTGACGGCCCGGCAAACCTACGCTTCCAGCACCACCACCGCCACCAGAAGCTCTTGCGGCGTAAGTTCCGCCATCATTGCCTTGTCCGGGTGTTCCCAATGTGGCTCGGTCGCTTCCATCACTTCCTTGAGAGCCTCCAGCACCTGATCCGCCAGATGTACCCACGTAATAGTAATTTCCGCCACCGCCACCGCCAACTGGAGAAATGTTTCCAAAGACAGAACTCGTCCCTTTTCCACCAGCATTGCCGCCACCATATCCTGCAATACCGCCACCACCAATTGTGATGGTAATAGATGTGCCAACCGTAACCGGATACCCCGTAGCGGTTAAAAGACCGCCAGCACCACCTCCACCTCCACCTGCCGAAGCACCTCCGCCCCCACCAGACACAACAAGGTACTCCACCTGCGTTACAGGTGAATTGATGCCGTTTAAACCGGCTGAAATTAAGCCGCCAACCTTATTAAGAGACATACAAGCCTCCTATCAGGTGATAGCTTCAAATGTGGCTGTGTAGTTCAATGCACTGGCAGTACCAGAGATCACGCCTACAGACTGGTTCTCAGTCACATAGAACGATGTGGTCTTGTCAGTCACAATCACAGAAGCGTTAGGAGGAACGCTCACTTGGTACGCAATGTAGTAGGGTGTACCGCTTGCATAGGTAGCATTGTTTGAGATAGCCACAGTACAAGTTGCAGCAGATGAAGTGACGTTAGCCACCACAATGCTCGTGACACGATGAACTGGACCAGCCGTAGGCGTCAATCCTGTCAGTGAAGTAGAACCGTTGTATGTCCATGCAACAGATACAGAGGTAGAAGCGGGTATGACATACGCCGAATTACCATAAATACTCGTGACGTTAACAATATTTGGATTTGCCATTTATTACTCCTTAGAACCCGAAGATCATCGCCATAGCGATGGCTTTACCTGTTGAAACGCCAGCAGTTCCCCATGTAGGTGGGCTAGCACCGTTTGAAAGAAGTGCCTGACCTGATGTACCTGCTGCTGTAAAAGCATATGCTGTACCTGTACCGTAAGGTACTGCGCCTGCTGTTGGGGCTGCTGTAGCATTTGTACCGCCGTTGGCGATTGGCAAAACACCACTAATAAAATACGGAGCTATTTTTACAATGTCTGTGCCGTTATAGAACACAAAAACTTTTTCACCAACAGCTACCGAAACACCTGTCTGGCCGTAAGCTTTGAACGTTACAGTACCGCCTGTTGCTGCGTTGTCTACCAAATACAACTTACTGTAAGGGGCTGCGCCAGAAGAACCAAATGTAATAACTTTGGTAGTAGTCAGCGTACCCGTAACACGCACAATCATGTACTGCGCAGATGTGGTTGCAATGTTTGAAGCAGATGCGCTACCTGTGGTGTTAACCAAAGTTACGGCACCGTCACCACTAAAAGTGGTTGTGCCCGCAATAGCAATATTGGTGTATTCAGTAATACCGTTGTTGACTGTGTCGCCCCATGTACCCGAGAGCGTACCTTGCGTTGGGGTTACTAGCCCTAGTTCTGTTGTTGTAGCTGCCATGTTTGTTCCTTACGAAGTATTTATATTCTGCCAAGTTGTTGACTGTTTGTCATCAATTAATTGCCAAACATTTGATTGTTTGTCGTCGATGAGCTTCCAATAAACAGCCACCACATTTCCAACACTACCCGTCGCCCCGTTACCTGTCAAACTAAGCGTCCTAGGCGTACCTAAAGTACCCACTGCACCCGTTGAACCTACACCAGTCAACTCAACAGTTTTACCCGGAGTTACTGTACCAACATAAGCCTGCGCTTGGTTGGAGTTCAGCGGAACAATCGGCCCACCAATTTCACCCTGTGCGTAGTTACCCGTAATGCCTAGAGTACTTGTAGCTACGACTGTACCTACACTACCGGTTGCCGCATTACCTGTCAGCGCCTTAGTAACTGCATTTACTACTGATCCAACTTCGCCAGAAGCTCCAACTCCTGTTAACGCAATTGAACGCCCCGCGACTGAAACATTACCAACCGCGCCAGTAGCACTTACCCCAGTAACCCCAAACCCGTATTCAATACCTAAACCAGCACCACCCCAAGCCTCACTACCCCAAGTGCCGTAGCCCCAAGGCGTGCCAGTCAAACCTACCGCGCCAACACCAGTCAGTGCAACCGTAACAGAAGCCCCAACCGTACCAACCGAAGCAGTCGCTAAATCACCAATCTCAGCGGCTGATTGACTTTGAACAACTGTACCAACAGCTCCCGAAGCGCCTACACCTGTAATCGCTACAGAAACGATAGGCGAGGCCGTGCCAACGGTCGAAACAGCTTGATTGCCCGTAATAGGAATCGAGCCGCCCCAACTGTATTCACCCCACGCATTATCGCCCCACCCAAGAGCCATACACTACCTTTAGGTTGTAGCGATACGCAACAACGCAGCAGCAGTGGTATTGGAAGGCATAGTCAATGTAAATGTACCGGCGGTAATTGTCTGTGAACCGAAAGTGTGTACGCTGACAGCCTTATTACTCTGAGTAGAGTTATAAATAAATACTGTGTCGAACGCTGTAGACAAAGTCACGGTTGTGTACGTGATCGAAGCTGAAGGCGTCCAGTAAGCTGTACCGGCAGTGGTTGATGTATTTGTAGACAAAGGCGCAGTTGCATTTGTTACTGTTACACCGCCAGCCGTGTAGTTTGTGCCTGTCACTTCACCAGTAGAAGAGTACACAGTGGTTGACGCATTAATCGTTGCGGTTGTCAAATACAAAGCTGCTTTAAACGTGTCAGCAGTGGTAGCAGCGCGAATAGGCGCTACACCAAAATTATGGGTTGCAGTAAGAACTTCGCCTAGAAACGAAGTGCACATTGCTTGGGTATTAGCCATGATGTTTCCTTATATAAGAGATGCTGCTTCAGCAACAATGGGGGGCATTTTCTTCAGGGCTACATGGGCTGAACGATGCACCAATTCACCCTCTAACCAATACTCCACCCAAGTGGTGTATTCGTTCTCATTATCGACGACTCCCTCTCTTTTCTCAAGCAGAGATTCATCCATATCGCCTTTGGTCGTAGTAACAATCAATTTGAACTCCTAATCAACGAAGTGGTTGCGCCATTGACTGGCATGGTAACTGTGAATGTGGTTGTAGAAGTTTTATCTGAACCAAAGTCCAGCACAGCAACAGACTTGTTGCCTTGGGTTTCGTTATAAATTAACGCACAGCGAGCTGTAATTGCGGCAGTCCAACTAATATTGGGAAAGCTTACATACGCTGTATAGCCAGAAGTACTGACTGTGATAGGCGTTAACTGTGAGCCACCTACTGTGTATCCAGTAGCAACAACTTGCCCGACTAGATCGACTGAATAAGCAGTTGTATCTTCATTCAGATTAGCATTAGCTGTGTACAAAGCAATCTTAATGACATCGGTCGTCAAGTCATGAATACCTTGATATAACTCTGCCTTAAAGCTTGTAGTTTGGGTTTGGACAATCGCCATATCAAGTTACTTTCTGACGGAACTGCCCAGAACGATAAGCGTCTTGACGCTCCATACCATCGCCCAAACGTTTTGCAAGTGCCAAAGCTTCCATGTACTTTTGGTTATACAACGCCATCATGTCGGTTTCACCCTTCATGTAGGTGTAAGCCTCAACTAACGACCCATATAAAAGAACCGTATCAAAGTTATCACCCAACCATGTTTGGCCATCAGACGCAACTGTGATGGATTCTGGGTAGTAGTAATAGTGCAGCTCAACACCGTAGCTTTTATCTGCTGTTGGACCAATTATGAATGAAAGTTCATCTGTAATTGTAGAACTCAATACTGTTGGACCAAACAACGCGTAGTACTTAGGCGCACCTGTATCTGTTGTTGGGTTGGGATACGCCTGCCGAATAAAGTTAACATCTTTATTAAGCAGGTATTCGTAGTTGCCGTCAGGATCAATAGTTGCCATTGAATAGACAGCTAAGAAGTCAAGTGGGCAATCTAAATACTTTGTATTGATGGCAATCGTACTGGTAACGTTTTTACGTATTGAAGGGAACTGCACTGAGTTATAAATGCGTTGCTCAGCCTGCTGCACAAAAACAGGAATTTCCGCCGCAAAGGACGTTTCCTGATTCTCTGTGTAAGCAACAATTGCAGCTTTTAACTCGGTGTAGTTCATGTGTTCCTCAAGCCATAGGGCCGCGTGACATCAAACCTTTGGTAGCCGCGCCTGTACCGCGCATTTTGATACCAGTTGTTTTGACTTTCTCATCACCGGCAGACTTACTAATGTTGCCAATGCTCACATCGTACTCATCAAGCTTACTCTTGTTTGGGCGTGCAGCCAACTGAGACATGCCTTCTTTAGCGCGACCAGCATAGGCTGATGCGGGAAGATTGTTTTTCTTTGTAGCCATGATTAACCTCGCTTTTGGTTTGCTACGCGAGCCAAGTTGCGACCGACTTTCATCATCGCTTCACTTGTTACACCCGCAGATTTTTTCCCGCCTTTGGGGTTAGCTGCTGTAGGACCGCTATTAGGGAACACTTGAACATCTGTTCTACCCTTTTTTGCAACACCATCAGCTGATTTTGTAAATGCCATTTTAATCTCCTAAGTAACCGTTACCGTAACTGTACCAACATATGCCGTTGCCACCAAGTTATTTGGTGTTAAAGGCGCATCAAAAGTGCTTGATCCACCAACTGGATACCAACCCCATTGAATGTCCCTAGAACCGATAGTCACATATCCGGCAGCATCAGGGGCATTACTGTTTGAGTCAACTGTCTGCAAGCCATTTGTACCAGCCGTATAGTAGGTTGAATCTCTACGTGGCTCACGTACAGCTTGCGGGTCATCAACTGGGTACATACCCAATTGCAATTGAGGTTGATCGGGGTCCCAGCACTCATCGCACACAAGCAGGTTATAGACCTTAGTCTTAATAACTTCTTTGCGAAGAGCAGTTAGTTTGAACTGAAAGCCACAGCGATCGCATATGGCAATACTGTTCTTACCAGAAGCAAACCTATTACCCATCAGGTCCCTCCGCCAATGAACATCTGACGAGGAACAAACCTGAGAGCCGCGTGTTCTTGGTCTTCACCAGCAGCTAACTGCCAAGCTTCATCGTACTGCGCCTTAAGGATTTCCAGACGCTGAGCGCCATTTTCTACCTTAAGTGCAAGATAGTAGGCGAGTCCAGCAACCAAGCAGGGGAGGAAACGGAAAGGTACATCCATAGTCCGAGTGCCGCCGCCTGCGTCATCAATACGGCGCATACGCCAATAAACGAATTGGTAGGTTTGTGATCCATCAGGTGTAGGCCAAACAGTAACGGATGGCAAGTTTTGTGTGTAAACAGCGGTGTCGGTTAAATGGGAATCTGCTGTTGTACCGTTTTGGCCACGAAAGCAGTTCATTAATTGGTTGCCACTGATATAACCGTATTGAACAGTCTCGCTTCCAATTAGGACAAAGCCATTAGTAGCTAAACCAGCGGTAGAAGCCAATGTAATTGTTGTAGCTGTAGCGGAAATACCGCCACTTAATTTAGTACCAATTGACGATGTTTGACCATCTAAACGCTGAAACCACACCTGAATTGGGCGGGCTTGCTGAAGTTTATTGGGGATTGTGGCATAAGTAGAAACACTAATACGAGTAATGGTCAGGTCTGACTGAGTAGATACACTACCCGCGCCCGTACGAATCACATGTTCTAGTAGGTCAACTGTGTCTGTTGGTAACGCA